TAGAACGCGCCATATGTTCGTTGTGGCTTGCTGGTTATGTCCACGCTGATTTACATAAAAGTAATATCATGGTTACCAAAGAAGGGAAAAATCCCAAAATAATAGATTTTGGTTTCTCTATTGTATTACCGGATAGCTTCAGAAAACAAATTGCATCTTATATATCTGGAATCTTGAGTTCTGGTTCAAATAGATCTTTGGCCGAAGTGTGGATGGAAGTAAAGATGAATGGCGGTAAAACTATCAAAGAGTACTCTAATACAATTATATTGAAAAGAGGATTTGAAGAATATAGTTCTGAAACAACAATGTTAAAGGAGTTGTGGAATAAGATACGTAAGCAAAACCGTAAATTGATATCAAAATTTAGATCCGTGGAATGGGGCGTGCAAGATTATCCGAAAGTAACACCGCCTCTTGTTGCCAAAAGTCCAGTGATCTCCACTGACAAAAAAGATATGGGCAAAAAAGATACGGGTAATATCGATATGGGCAAAAAAGCTACGGGCAATATCGATATGGGCAAAAAAGATATGGGCAATATCGATACGGGCAAGATTGACGCTAAGAAACGCAGAGTGTTCAAGGATTCGAAGGGACGCACGTATGTTAAAGACGCCCCCACCGCGAAGAAAATATATGTCAAGAAGCTTTTCACGCCAAAAGCCAATCCTCTTGGTGCAGGGCCAACCAGTCCCGCCAAAAGCCCTATGGTCAACACGGGCAAGATTGACGCTAAGAAACGCAGAGTGTTCAAGGATTCGAAGGGACGCACGTATGTTAAAGACGCCCCCACCGCGAAGAAAATATATGTCAAGAAGCTTTTCACGCCAAAATAAACTTTTGTTAGTCAGTGAGCTCTCCAAAATGACAATTTACGTGATAGGATGCTCCAAGGATAATTTTGGTTCGTGTATTCCTGTTGCAGTGGGTGCAGATATACAGATGGTGATTTATATTCTATGTCAAATGTCAGGAAACTCTTGAACTCATTGTTCTCGATTTTCCACAGAATATTGTACTGTTTGGTGTCTTCATCATTTGTGATCGGAGTATCGTTCCAATTCAATACTGGGAACCCGAACTCTCGAGCAATGTTGACAATATAGTGATGTTCCCAGCACACAAGAACCACAGAGTCTCGAGGTAGGTCGAGTATATAGTTTACGAGCTCTTTTACTTCTTCTCTCTTAAATTCTACATGTAATGTCATTCGAAAGTCCCGCATCATGGGGGTGAGAGTGTCTACGCAGCGTCGGGAAGATGAAGGTTTATTTGGTTTCATTGAGATCAGGTGTGTTGGTAATGGGACTCCCTTGGGGCGGTGTCTGATAAAATATTCTGGAAGATAATCGGCGCGTATGCGTCCCTTTTCGGAAAGTTCATTATCTAATTTTTCTCCATGACGCATGAGGAGAATTATGGTCATTTTTTTTTCATTTAAAATAATATTGTTTAAGTTAAAAACATGTGCAGTGGCATTCGCTTCATTGCCAAGGATGGAACAGTGGTTGTGGGCCGCACGATGGAATTTGGCCAGAACATCCTAAAGTTCAAGAAATTCAAGACGACTGCCATCAAGGGAACGTCTACCCCGGATAACAAGATACTAGATGGAATGAATTTGTCTGGTCTGGTCGTGTTTGTATTTTACTTCCCCAAGTGTGCCACGTACGCCCCCGTGACAATCTCTAAAATAAATGTCAAACCAACAGATCTTTCAATGATGATATTGGAGAGATGTGAAACATGTGACGATGTTGAGTTCTTGGCACCCACGGTAAACATGATAGATGAGTTATATCCACCTTTTGAAAAAACCCCTGGAATGCACTGGTTTGTAACAGATGCAAAGGGAACATCATTGGTTCTGGAGCCAGCAAATGGGAGACTACATGTGTATCGCAATGACATTGGGGTTTTCACAAACTCCCCTTCGTTCCCAGAACATTTGGACGAGGCGGAAAAGGTGCTTGCCAATGTATCACAATACAGCAACCCCAATGCTGATTCCCAGGGGTCTGGTGCCATAGGCCTCCCGGGCGACTTCACCAGCAAGAGTCGTTTTGCGAGATTGGCATTTTTTGCCGACACTGTAGTCAAACCAAACAATGGCGAAGAAGCAATCAGCTCGCTCATACACGTTCTGAATAACTTTGATATACCCAAGGGAGCAGTAGTCTCAAGAGATCCCAAAACGAGAAAGGATAATTATGAGACAACAATATACACTGCGTATTATAACATTTCAAAGCGTCAAGTTCTGTTCAAGGATTATGAGAATCAACAGATTCGAATTTTACAATGATTGCTGTGTCAAGTTCACAGACGTTATAAACAGAGCAGTAGACGCCAATTGAAATACAGAGCGAACTATGCGCTCTCGTTCCAGTTCCTTGGTCATTTGGCGTATGCGTTCCTGAGCAATGTCTCTTTCCTGTCTGAGTTTCTTGTTGCCGAACATTATTACATATACTATGATATTTTATATAATTACAACTTTTCTCGAGACCACTTGAAACCATACGCGGACTCACATTTGTCACGAGCACACTTACGTATCAAAGCCCCATCAGTCTTTCCAAGAGATCGTGCCGCTTCCCCACCCGAAGCATAGGAGTCAACGTATGTGCCATCAAGAGTATACTGATACACTCTCTTGGATGTTGTATTCTTCTCACCGGAGTTTGCTTCCCTCATCTTTTGCTTGGTCTCATCGGCGTGTTCCTTCCCATGCATAGGATTCTTCTCACCGGATTGTGCGTCGCTCATTTTTTGCTTGACTTCCTCTGTGTGTTCCTTCCCAAACCAATAACACTTCTCACCTGATTTTGCCTCCCTCATCTTTTGCTTGGTCTCTTCACTCAATTTGCCAGTGGCACCACCACCCTCGCGTAGATTATACCCTCCAGGAGACAGAGTACCAAGCACTTCTATCATAAGTTCCTCGTGCTTGTTCAGGTCCTCATCCGGGCACTCGTACCAGTCTATCTTCACATTTTCCCATCCGTGCTTTTGGATGGCATTGTATACTGCTGCACAACCAGGCTTTACTGGATGCTCTTTGAGGCGTTCGTGTATGTCACGAATTGTTTGGCCAATATAACTCTTTTCTGATGGAAAAGTGAGCATATAAATGAAACCCATATGGTTAATTACAATAAAAATTCCATTATATTTTTATGAATGTCGATATGCGCTAAATGACAAGACGACCATATAGTTCAGGGCGGCGGTCGCGAAGCAGGCCCCAACCAGCGCGGAACATATCATTTTCATCGGTGTCAATGGTAATTTTGATATGCCCCTTCATATATACGGGGTCTGGATCTACACCTCCATTCTTTTGTGGCTCCCCGCCTACCTGAGAAACCACCTCGCCCTTGTTGTTGGTTGCGAAGGACCCACCGTAGAAGTCGATCTTGGTCCTTCCAAATCGCTCACGGCCGATCCGATTGGCAACAATCACAGGGACCCCGCTTGCTGCCGAATGTCCTTGAATGGTGCGCGCCCAGTGCGTGTATGACTCACCACCAGGGAAAGCGGGCTCCGAACCAATGGCAGTGGGGTACACAATGAAGTCAGCACCGCCGAGAGCAAGACAGCGTGCCGCCTCTGGGTTCCATTGATCCCAGCAGATCAAGACACCTATATTTCCAAACTTGGTGTTGAAAACCTCGTACTCATTGTCATCGGGGGTAAAGTAATACTTTTCGTTGTAGCAGTCCCCCTGAGGGATGTGTGTCTTACGATACACCCCGGCAATTGAGCCATCGGCATCCGCTACAACAACCGTGTTATAATAAGAGTTTACTACTCGCTCAAAAAAGGAAATTGGGATGACCACACCAAGTTCTTGCGCAAGTTTTTTGAACCTGAACACCATATCGCAATCAACTCGCTCGGCGAGCGCAAACCATTTCTGATTTTGTTCTTGGCAAAAATATCTGGTTGAAAAAAGCTCCGGAAGCACAATGACATTGGCACCGTTGGCCGCCGCGTTCCTCACCATGCGCTCTGCGGTGCGCAGGTTGTCCTCGACATTCTTGGATACGGAAAACTGGAGAGCGGCGATTGTGATCTTCATTGTGTCTACGCTTCAAGTTCCAGAGATGGTAATATCTAAGTTTTGTCGATATACATGAAGCTTGATACATTAATATTGTGTTATCTTGACAGAAAAAAAAAGTGGAGTAAAAAAAGATGACTCTGAAAGAAGATCTAGAAAGTGTATCACATAACATAGGTTATCTATATGCGCCTGGTAGTCATCATACCACAACACGTATTATTCCAGCAGCAAGATTATTTCAAACAGGTCATAGGAATAGACTGTCGCATGGAAAATCCGTTTTGAAAAAAAAAATCAATGATTTGCAGAAGACCAAAAAAATGTTATTCAAAGAACACATGCCAATGAGCAAGAATATGAAATTATTGGATGTGCGTCTCAAGTATAATCTCCCATACTTACATAGACGAGAACTGAAAGTACACGACAAATTGATGGCGCAAGAAATTACGAAAATTGAGTCGGCAATAGTTTGGAATTTAAGATCTATCTTGGACAGGATAGGAGAACTGGATAGACCGGGGTCGTTCATGGACATATATATAAAAAATGGCCCTATCTACTCTACAAAACCGATGGAGTTAGAAAGAGGTGAGTCTAAGGAAAAACAAATTTTATATCGTGAAGAAAAGAAAAGATGGTTGAAAGATAATAAAGAAGGATTTGCAGCTTTGAGAAATTTAGAGACCCATGTCCATGAGATATACTTTGCATCAAAACAAATGGAAGAATTATTCCATGTCTACCAGGCATATTTAGATTTGCATGGTCAGAAGATTTCTGGTAAATTTGACGCTATCCGTAGAATATCCAAATGGATATATGATAGATATTCTATATTAGAACAACATCTCAAAATTGCCGTAAAATGCAATGCAACAGAAAATGCGATGTTTCATATGTCATTGCAAAATTGGAGAACAAACACAAATTACAAACTCTTAAAAACATTCCTTCTAAAAAAGTATGTAGGATTCTATCACAAAAAGGAACAGCTTCGATATCTTGATCAAATAAACTTGACCAACAAACACTTGTAACAAACATAAAAAAATCTCTATGACCAGTGAAAACTCAGTTTTGTCGATATATGTGTCATTTGACCACGGACACTAAAAGGTATAAAATAAAATAAATCAGTGTCATAAGTCAAATGGCAACTCAGTGGGACGTCTATCGCAATTCCGCATACATCAAAACACCAACCGCCAAAACTATTTACATAGTTCCTCCTCCTCCTCTCTTTCTCAAGTTGAAACGGGGGTCCATTGAGCACCAGAATCTGTATCTCAAGAAGGTGAAACCTAACACCAAGTAGCACACCAGTCAGTTTCAGTTTTCGTCGATATACATATATATCGACAAAATCTCATTGTATCACAAACCGTGATTATAGACAAAAATGGTTCGACTTGTCATGAAAACAGAGCCTGACATCAGTGTTGGTTCAGCGGTGGATGATACATCTGCGCTTGTCTATCACATGAAGTCATTGATGACATCTCACCCGGCGGCGGTGATGGATGATGACACAGAAAAGTGCATCGTCATGGACGACGACCAGTGGTTTTCGTACAAGAAACATCT